ATAATCATCGTTAGATCCAACAAATATATATCCCTCAAAAGTAGAATTTGCTCTTGGTGTAGCAGTAAATTCAACAACACTACCAAGTAAAGTAAATGCTGTAATTATATCAGGATATGCTTGAGGTCTTCCGAATTGTTCAGTAGATGGTATTTGTAATACACCATCAATAAAGAGTAATAAATTAGCACTTATATTAGTTTCTGGTTTTGACTGATGAATCAAACTGAATATTTCACCATTAGTACTTCTCAAATCAAATACAGTATCAAGACCATTGAAATATGGTGACATATCTTGAATACCAATTAATTCACCAACATAGAATGAATTAAATGATACTCCATCCTCTGGTGCTTCATTAAATGAAATTACAGTATGCTCTGTCGCTAAACCAACATCTGCAGTTTGGAATGTATATGATACAGCTCTCTTTTGAAGTATACCATTAACTATTACGAAAATTTCAGCATTAGTTGCTATATTGACTCTCTCACCATCTTTCTTTAATTCAAACGTAGTTTTATCTCCATCAAATCCTCTAAAGAAAGCAGATGCAGTAAGAGTTCTTGGAGTTATCTTTTTAACAGTACTACCATTAGCAAATACTCTATCATTACTAGTAGTTAACTGAGCCCTAGTAACAGTTATATCATTTGTTGATACATTACTGACTTTAACTACTTCATAGTTATCAATAACCAAATAATCATTTGTAGTGATTCCAGTAGCACTTGCTACAGTAAATACTGTCTCTGAGGTTAATAAACCAAATGGTTCATTCAAAATAGTAGAAGTGTTTGTTGGTATAGCAGATACAACTCCACTTTCTAAAGTATCTCCAGAAGCAAATGCAAGATCTCTATTTGCATTAGATGTTGTTAATTCTTCTACCCATATTTCATAATGATTAACTCTAATAGAACTTAGGTCTAAAACCTCAATAGTTAAGTTACCACCACTAATATTAGTAAATGTTACCTGTAGATAAGTACCAGAATCTGGATCATTGTCTATTGCTGATATTTCTAATTCATCATCATCAGGACTAGTTAATCCTATAGAAGCATTATACTTAACCCTATCTCCTACATTCAATCCTACTATATCTGCTAAAGTAAGATTAAATGTTCCAGCATTAGCAACAACAGTTGATACTATACCTGTATTAACTACCTTCTTATTAAGTTCATCTTGTATTGCTTCTATTCTTCCAGAAGACGTAGATGTGACAATATAGTCACCAACAACAAAATCAACAGGATCTTCCTTAACCATGATGACATTCTTACTAACATCATCAAATTGATAGTTTATTGGGTCAGGTGCAGCAATAGATTGACCATTAATAGTAGTTTGATCACCAACACCTCTTCTTCTATAAAGAAGACCAACAAACTGTCTACCAACTGTTAAATCTGGACCAACAAACCTTTGTGGTGCCTCAAAGAAGTTAATTTTCCTAACACCACTTGTTATTGTCTTATATGCAATATCTGGGGTTTGAACTACACCTGCAATATCTACAAGATACTCTTTTGAGTTAATTACTGTACCTGTTGGAATAACAAGCTGCCCATCATCAATTTTGTAAGTATATTGATTATTAATAAGTCCATGAGTAGACGACTCTAGTGATACTCCTAGAGGATCAATCATAATGATTAAACTATCATAAGAGAATCCATAATCAAATACTATATCTTTACTTCCATCTATTTCATAATCATCAGTTGATTGTAATACACCATCAACCCACACAAAGTAACTTTCCTTAGAAGTAGAACCAGAAGGTTTATTAGTTAGTGTTAATGCAGTAAGTGCTGTTACACTTCCACCAGTAAATTCATTCTTTAAATATCCATTCAAAAAACGAACATTTATCTGAGATCCACCTGCAAGGTCTTGACCAAAGGTAATCTCTCCATTATTACCAGAACCGATAGCAAAACTACTCTTTAACTGTGCAACACCATCAATAAAGACCATCCAATTATCTTCATCTATAGATGTGTATATTGATGCAGGGAATGCATTAGTAGTTACTGAATCTACTAATTGAATAGCATTTCCAGATGTTAATGCAGCAGATTGTGTTGAGCTATGATTATGAACAACCATATCCTCATTAAACTGTCTATATGTTAATACTTCACCTGCTGGCATTAATTCACCAAGATCTTTTACTGATTCAGTGAAATCAAGAGTTTTATCAGAGTCAGTTATGATCCACGATGTTCCATATGTCTGAACAATGTTATCAAGGATAATAACCATTTGATCTACATTATACCCTTCAATATAATTGATATTACCATCAACATCTGTAGGATTAGCTGGATTAACTACTTTAAGTTCAAATGCCTGTTGTACTCCATCGAACTGATTTGATATATCATCAAATACAGCAACAACTGATGTTTTAATATCTTTAACGTCTGTTAATAATTTATTAAGAACATTTACTTCATCAAACCCTTTATTTCTAGTAACAAGATAATTATATTTCTGATTTAATCTTACAATACTATCAACGTCAGTAGAAACCTTTAATGTAGTTCCACCTTTAATATCAACTTTTTCTCCAACAACATCATGCTTACCATTCTCAGGCATATCATATCTACCCATATTGGTGATATTCTTTATCTCAGTATTAGAAAATAATCTATATCCAGCAGGATGTGCTGCCTTTTGATAACCCTCTCTCCAATCAAGGAAAGGTGTTTGGGAAGATATCTCATAAGCAAATTTTTGATATTTTAAACTATCCTGTATTTTGTATACACCATATCCAATATGAGATTTAGTATCTAAGAATTGTTTTGGAGTTTCAACTACAGCACCGAGAGTTGCTTCAGTTCTAGCGTTATATGCTTCATCTACATACCCAAATGCCCCTGAGTTCACACCAACTATTACATTACCTACCTTAACACTCTTATTGGAATTTTCTAATCTAATAATAGAACTATTAGGTTGCCATCCCTTATTTGCAGCAACATAACCAAAATACTGATCTGTTATATTTCCTGGAGAATCTCCAATGTAAACCTTCTCATTTGTGATAAATGATGATTTCTTAATTGTAGCAGTTGCTGTTGCTTTTCTTTCTAATAAAATTACCTGATAATATTCAATAGTAACTCCATTTGGAACTATAATTGCTTTATCAAAGGCACCACCATTAGAAACAGTATCAGTGCTTAATGGATCAACATAATCAGTATTATTACCAGAATTATATTTATTCTTCATAGTAATAGTATCAATATATGCATAGAAAATTCCACTTTCTATATAATTCGCTCCACCATTATAATATGCTCTAATCTTATAAGAGTCATTATCTTGGATATACTCTTTAAAGTTAAATTTAAATTGTAAATCACCACTACTATTAAGTGTAGTATAATAATACTTCTCAATATCCAATATAGGTGCAGTAGAATATCTAATACCTTCAAATATAATTGGTAAATCTAATACCTTACCACTTACAACTACTGGATCTACTGTAAGATGTCCAGAATCACCAGCAGATAATCCTCCACCAGTAACAACAACTCTTGGAGTAAATACATACCCTTCACCAGAATCAGTAATAGTTACATCAGAAACTACAAAGTTTTGGGATATTTTTGAAATCTGAGGGAATACTAATGAGGGTCTATTATCTGATGCTGGATTATATCCATATCCAGAGGTAATTGATTTAACTGTTTGTATACTACCAATAGTTTTTGATATTGGTTCTAATATAGCATTAACACCTGCAGTACTATTAACTCCAGTAATTGCAGGTATTATATCATAATCAAATCCACCAGAGGTTAAAGTAGCAACTTTTATAGGACCAGTTGCTGTAGGTGAATCTGTCTTATATTTAAATGTATTTGAATTATAAAGGTTAGTTAATGTAGTAATTGGATCATTAGGAGTGTATATCTCAAAATTAGCAGTACTAGAATTAACAACTAAATATTCACCATTAATTGGTTCTGGAACAGTAGATGCATGTACATCAACAATAGACCCATTAATTAAATTAGTAAATCTTAGTACATATTCAGTCAAATCAGAAGAATCTGGATAAATCGTAAATGATGTTAATTGACCAGTTCCAGCATCTATCTGTTTAGTAATACGAACATCAAAGTATTCTCTTTGTTTAGCACTAGATCCTGGACTAAAGAAAGAGACCGAGAATGGATCACTATTACTCAAGGTATAATTATATGAAGATCCTTCATAGAATGTCTTATAATAGTTTCCATTAGATAAAGTAAATCCTTCAAGTTGAGGTGCAATTGGTTGAGTTATGACAGAACCAGATAATGTTATATTTACGTTATTTACTTGTGCAGTGGATGCTTCTATTGTTACATGATCATTTGAAGTTAGTCCACTATTTTGAGTAATAATTTTAGTTAATATTCTATTTTCTTCATATTTTCCAACTTTTGCAAAAACTTTAGTTAACCTATTAACTATTGTTCTAGGATAATGTTGAGCAATAGTAGTTCCATAAGTAGATCTCTCAACAATAAGTAAATGCTTATAAGTCGATGTTTGAATATTAATATTATCACTAATAACTGCAGTAGTATCATAATTTTGTGTACCAATTAATATCTCAGGAATAGGACTAGCATCATAAGTTCCTTGATCAAATACCAAATCTTCAATATTACTATCACCATCTAACTTTACAACAGCTTGCTGTATAGTAGGAGTTCCACCAGTTAAAGTTTGAAGTACTTTATTCAAATAGAAGTAATATTGATTACCAGAACTAGTTCCAGTTCCATCTACAATTCTAGTTCTTAAGAAATTGGATTCCTTTGTAATTTGAATATCAACAACATTAGCATATTCATTATTAATCTTTATAACATCCCCAATAACAAATGGAGAGCTATCAAATACCTCAATAGCATCACATAAAGTTATAGAAGCACCAGAAGTATGTGCTGCTGGAATAGTTCCAGATTGACCTCTCAAAACAAATATATGACCAGTAACTTGTTTAAGTACCTTCATATACTCATCATCAATTTTAATATACTTTACTTGGGTTGTAGAGTAGAAATCAGAAATACTTCCATTAGTAAAACTTCCTAAAGAGAAATAGGTATCAACACTACTAAGATCTTGAGTTAATAGTGCTCCAGTTACATTAGCAGTTACAGATATACTACTTTTATCATCACCTGATAATTCACTAGATATGCTATTATCTACTACTAGTGTATTATCATATATCTCATCAGTAACTGTTGGAGTACCAGTAACACTGGATAGATAGATTCTTCTATTATTTGGATCTATACTGTGTATAGTTCCTTGGAATCCAGCACCATTCTTTATAGTTTGACCAGAATCAAAATGCTGTAATTCATCATAATACTCAAGATAATCATATTCAGCAAAGTTAACACTAGTTACTGGTTGACCATCTAATACACTAACATATCCACTAGCACCAAATCCGTCAGTATCAGTACTATCAAATACTACAGTATCACCAATCTTATATCCAGTTCCACCACTTATTATCTTAATGGAATCTAAAGTAGCTAAAGATGATGTTGGTATAGATGCTACTCGGAAACTACCTTTATCAATAGCTCTTGATACTGTTGTAGATTCAGCAGAAACGTATCTAGTAACATTACTAATAGCATCGGTATCTATAACTTCTAAATCATTAAAATCTTTATATGTTACTCCTGCAAATTTTGGTCCAACAAAGAACGGATATCCACTTTGAATGATATTATTTGAACCTAAGTCATATGTCATGAAATAAGCGTAGACACCATCTGGAAACTCTGGTGTAACACAGAATCTACCATTTTGCTCATCTAAATCAGCAGCAAGTGGACTCCAGTGATAATCTTGAGCAAAAGACCCTAAAATATAAGTATCAAGACCTTGTATATTAGAAGCTTCTACTCTAATAGGATCTTGATTAGTTTCATGCTGTACAGATGTATATTTGACATACCCACTCTGCATTTTCTTAATCTGAGTAGGATCTGCCTCATATGCATTTTTATATCCAAAAGGACCATATATTGGAGCACCATCTAATGCCCAACCAATAATTGGAGAATGAACTGTTACATCTGTGAAATCAACTGTAGATACAACACCATCTTCTTTAATAGTTAAATTTTTGGGTGGACCTAATACTGTTAGTTTTTTACCAATATAATTATCTCCATCTATTTCAATTGCCCTTTCACCTGCTAAAAATAGTCCAGATGGTTCATCATAGTAATCTGAGATATTATTAACATCAAAATTGTTAATAAGATCCCATTTAGTCACATTAGGCAATAAAAGATCTCCAGAACCTGGTTCTGCAATATCTAAGGTAACTCCATTATCTGAATAGTTAATTCCACCATTTATTACCTTTAATGTAGTAACTGCACCAGCACTCATAGTTGGTACTATAATAGCACCACTTCCAGTATTAGCATTATCTTTAATGGTTACTACTGGTGGACTATTGTATTGCTGACCACCATTGATAACTGTTGCTTGTATAATCTGACCATTAGATACTGTTACAAATCCAGTAGCACTAGAACCCTTTGTAAGTTCATACGTAGGATCCTGCATATATCTTGCACCAGGATTGGTTATATTAACCTTAGAAATAGGACCAGTAACAAAAGCACTTAATACAGCATTTTCTACTACACCAGCTTGTTCGCTAAGAACTGGGGTAATTCTTATTGTTGGTTGCTTACTATAACCCCTTCCAGCGTCTATAATCCTTATTTTTGTAATTCTACCATTAACTACAATTGGTTGAACTATAGCTGGTGAAAAATCAGTGCCAGTGTACTCGGTATCGTTTACATCCTTAATAACGTCAATACTAATATTCTTAGGGTAACTTAAACCAGCATTTTCAATATAAACCTCTTTTAGTGATCCATGTACAACTAATTCCGCTTCTGCTCTTGTTCCTTCATGCCCACTAACTGGATTAACCAAAGCAGGTATTGTAAGGTCTCTTCCATCCTCTCCTCTAGGTACATCAATGATAATTGAAGGAGGATTGTTAACATTATAATTATCTCCACCAGATTCAATAGTAACACTCTCTAATTTACCTCTAGTGATAGTTGTAGTACTTTTCCAACTTAAAACAGCAGTTCCATCTCTTAAGAAACCTATAGGTTCATTAGTTGGTATATCCTCTCTATTTCCTTCTGTATTACGATTAAATGATCTTGGGAAGCGTCTAATCCAATCTCCATCCTCTAGGATGATATTACTAGGTATTGTGAAAATATCATAGTATGGAATACTTGATGTATAGACATAAGTAGATTCATTATCATACCAAACAGTATTAATACCAGATAAGAATCCAGCATTAACTGTACAAGGTAAAAGATCGTTAAAATACCAATTATTAATAATTAAGTCATCTTGACTAACAATATCAATTACAGTACCAATATCATTAACTTGATACGAAGTATATGTAGAATCTACAATAAAATTTGAAACTCCAGCATAAATTGCAAAGAATATATCTGGTCTTGTCTTTACTGTTACTAAAGTAGAATGATCCCAGATTTTATCTCCAACTTTATATCTTGTAGCACCAAAGTCCTTAACTCTGAAATAATTAAGTGTTTTTCCTGTATATTCAACTAGAGCTTGCCCAATACGCAAATATCCCGTTTTTGGGAACTCATGAGTAGAATCTACGAATAATTTATCGCCAGATAGTGCAGAACTGATTTTTGTGAATTTTGTTGGGTTTAAAAGTTGTCCATTTGCCAATTCAACCTCATATACTTGACTTGAGAAGGAAAAGACGTTTTCTACTGTCTGTATTGGAAACTCATTAGTTCCTTGTATCAAAGATGCTCCATCAAGCAATCTTGGATTGTAATTATCTAAAGATTCTAATCTAACGATCTCTTTACTCTGATAAGTCGCATTTGAAGAATCTATTAGTGCTTCATTGTAATTTTTAAGCTCTGGTTTCTCCTGAAAGAGGAATTTGAAGTAATAATCAATTCCCTGAGGAGTTCCTTTCGCAAGATAGAAATCTTTTGCCTTTTTTAAAAGGAAATCAACGTTTACGAGGTCTAAATTGTCATTTAATACATTTTGAGGAAAATCTACTAAATATTGCTCCCTAAGTTGCTCTAGGAAGTATAAAATGTAAGTATATGACTGATTATAGACAATTGCAGCACTAGAGTGATCTGCAGCAGTTGTAACAACGTTAGAAGTGAATCCTGCATCAAGAGTTAGTGTATTATAAGTCCATCCCCTTACACAATTATTAAAAACAGTTTTCTTAACCCCACCATCTTCTTTAGCTTCTAAATTCTTGTAAAATATGACCTCATCGTCGATTTTAAGCAGTCCATTATTTCTAGGGAACTCTACATGCCCTAAAACGGTAATAGACGTATCTGAGACGCTTACAGCACCCTCTAGAGTGGCAGTAGCGTCTGCACCAGTGTAAGTATCAATATCAACTAATTCTGTTATCCCATCTAGCAAATCTAAGGCATTACCATTGGTTTCTAGGAATCTATAGTAGTCCTTGATAAATGCAATAAAATTTGGATAGTCATTCGACAGGTAATCTGGAACCTGCTGCTCAATGGCATTTGATACTTGCAGAGAATTGAACATTAGCTATAAATTGGGGTTTGACCTACTCCTGATGTTCTAGATGAAGATGCTGTCTCGTCTAAAACTGTTGAAACTGAAATATCTGAATCGGCAATGGTAAGATACAGATCTCTCAAAGCAATAATGTCATTTGAGGCAGGTACTAGTGATACAGAGATGTATTCTGTGTTCCCTACTGTAGAACTGATATTAATACCATTGATATTTATTTCACCCATTGAATAGTCAATACTTCCTATGCTTTGACTATAGTATTTCTTCTCATTTCCATCTATACGATAAATTGCAATACTGTTAGTACCATATTTTTCCAAATACCAAATATATGACTGATCTTCACCAGTCAACTTGAATCCAGTGGATACAAGGTCGGTATTTTGTGAAATTACGTTACCATAGCAGATTTTATAAGATGCAAACACATTAGTTAGTGCTTGGATGTTCTTCTTCATCCTAATACGAGTAATATTGGATGTTATACCAACATCTGCAGCATCAATCTGACCAATCAGCTTAGAATACTTAAATTTGCCATTAAAACGCTCCAAATCCTTGTTATTTCCGAAATTCTGTATAGTTCCCCTTACTACGTTTGCAATATCAGCTGATTTTCTTCTTGTCCTATTATTATTGTAGTATACAAAAGAACTTATCTCCAAATATAGGAAAGATGGGTCTAGAATTTCTGGAATAACTGTAAGAATGGTGTATTTCTTAATTGCTTTCTGCAATTCCTTCTTAGCAGTTGTTGTAAGTGCTTCTGCACCATTGGGCTTTGCTACAATATATACTTTTCCATATTGCGGAGGACTTGCATCTTCTCCTCCATACACAGATAGAGATTGTAAGTTTGGATATAATTCCGCAACTAAGGTTTCATAATCCCGTACTGTTACGGCTCTTCTTTGTGAAGAGTAGTATCTTGGAGCCAAATACTTAATAGAACTTACGCTTTCTGGCTCAGCACCACCAACAGAATTGGTAGTTACCGTAATTGTAGGTTGTAATTCTGTTATTATAGTGTTTCCAGATGTAATAGTACCTACAAATTCAAAACTACTACACTCATTACCTGAACTTTTGTTAGTGTTGAGGTATTCAACATTAATTTTGTCTTGATTGACTAATTTTCTACCAAATACTCCATCTCCAAAGATAAGTTCAAACTGTTCACTCTTATTTTCCTGTATAAAGTAGATTCTATCAGTTGCAGCAATCTCAGTAATGTCTTTTACTGGTTTATAAGACATTGGAACTGCATTATCTGCCTGATCTATAGTAACACTGATCAAATCAACGTCTGCATCAGCACTAGGGACAATAAATGACTGTTTTATAGTTGTATCTACTGTATAATTGAGTTCTAAAAGGTTTCCTTGGTAAATGTCAATGTCTATAAAGGTGACACGACGAATTCCATTAGTATCAACGTATGCTTCTCTAGTAACATCTGCTAAAACACTGAATACAAATGTTCCTTCACCATTAGCACCTACAAAGGCAGTACCTTTCTTGAGGGTTAATGACTCCTGAGAAGGTGTAACCAAGAAGTCCATACTGATAGTTGCCTTTGCTGCTTTTGCAGACCTTGGAACGTATCCAACTAACTTAGCAAGTGATACTACATTCTCTCGTATGGAGGCACTATCAAAAAAGACCTCATTCGCCACCAGGTTGGCGTTTAAGGCACTGTAATAGGTATTATAAGATAATACATCCAATAACTGTGATAATACCGATCCCTCGAAGTTATAATCACTAAATTTCTCAGAAGAACGCATGAAGTTCTTCAAACTGGATTTTACTTCTTCAAAATCGAGATTAGTTACTTGATTAAAAGCCATTATACTCTTTCTAGTATTAAGTTAAGTGATTGAATGTCCAAAGGTAGACCAATAATTTTATACCTGACAGTTATGTCCAAAGAATTCCCATCAATATCATCAATTGCATCTACATCTAGCAGTTGTACCCTTGGTTCGTAGGCATTTAGGGCATCTTCAATGGCAATTGCCACATCATCTGCTGTTGCAAAGGTAAAATTCTCAAATAATGAGCTAGAAACTGTAGATCCAAAAAATGGACGAAACGCTCTATCCCCTCTAGCAGTCATTACAATGTTTTTCACTGCAAATTTGATCGCTTCAGCGTTCTTTAGCAGTGGTAAATCCTTAGTTAAGGGATTTGCATCAAAATTCGGGTTTAAATCAACAAATTTTTTCGATACAGTTGCCATTTTAGCAAGGTTTTATAACTTATATATCACTTTTCTTAAGATTTTTCTTCTGTGCCTCTATATAAGCATCAGATCGGGGGTCAGTAATCAAATATTTACAGTATTCCCATCCATTTTCTTTAAATTCATCACTCATATCTACTGGTCTATTGGCGACACCAGACATAATTGGTAATATTATAGGATAAACTATCTATAAGCATAAAAAAAGAGGGTCTTACGACCCCCTTATGTTCTTCCTTGTCCTCGATACTTCTTCTTTTTCTTATTTCTAGAAGTAGCACTTAGTTTTGTGTTTTGCGATTGTCCTTGTCTTGTCTTTTTAGGGTTAGGTTCAAAGTGAACGTTAGTTCCAAAACCGCCCATTTTTGTCTTGACTGCCATATGTCGATTAAAAGAAGATATTTTCTGTGTGGTTATAGGGGTGGGAGGTTGGAATTCTGTATTACCAACAAAGGACGGGCATTACTACAGTAG